AGCACTCTCAGCACCCTCTGTAATCCCCTCAGTTGAGCAGAACCTTGTTCCAGAGATAGTTGATACCTTTGTTCCATTCGGTAACTTCAGCGATGTCAAAAAAATTATTCAATCAGGCATCTTCTATCCTGCATTCATCACAGGTCTATCAGGCAATGGCAAGACATTCTCTGTAGAACAGGCATGTGCTAAAGCAAACAGAGAACTCATCAGAGTTAATATCTCTATCGAGACAGACGAAGACGATCTTATCGGTGGATTCAGACTTGTTGATGGCAACACAGTATGGCACAACGGTCCTGTAGTCGAAGCACTTGAGCGTGGTGCAGTTCTACTTCTTGACGAGATCGACCTAGCATCTAACAAGATCTTATGCTTACAATCTATTCTTGAAGGCAAAGGTGTCTTCCTTAAGAAGATTGGTAAGTATGTAAAACCTGCAAAAGGTTTCACTGTTGTTGCTACTGCTAACACAAAAGGTAAAGGTTCTGAGGATGGCAGATTCGTAGGCACTAACGTTCTTAACGAAGCATTCCTTGAGAGATTCCCTGTTACTTTTGAGCAGAACTATCCTCATCCACAGACAGAGCAGAAGATGCTTGATCTATTGTCAGCAGACAAAGAGTTCAACAAGAGACTTTGCGACTGGGCAGACATCATCCGCAAGACATTCTTTGACGGTGGTATCGACGAGGTTATCAGTACAAGAAGACTTGTGCATATCGTAAAAGCATATGAGATCTTCGGAAATCGTGCTAAGGCAATCACTACTTGTATCTCACGTTTTGACGAAGAGACCAAGGAAGCGTTTCAGCAACTTTACGATAAGGTTGACGCTGACGTATCCTTTGAGGTATAATAGTGGCATACTGGTTACTCTATGACATTTTGGAAGAAGAAGGACTACTCGGAGAATATGGGTTCCCCTCATTGGGGGACGATGTTCCATATTACTCTCCCCCAGAAATTACTGGCAACATTGAGATCAATACAGAACAACCCAAATTCAAGTTTGATGAGGACGTGGTTCTTAGTCTCATGAAAGACTACATTGGTGAGACTTACACCAAACATTATGTGAGTGGGAACAAGTTCCAAACTCTAGATTTCATTCAAGCACTCGGTGATGCCAAAGGGTTCTGCCGAGGTAATGCTATGAAATACTTAAGTCGTTATGACAAGAAGGGAACACCTACACTTGACATAAAGAAAGCAATGCACTATTGTGTATTATTATATTACTTCTATACTATGGAGGAAGCAAGTAAATGAAACTGTCTAAAGGGACACTTGACATACTGAAGAACTTTTCCAATATTAATCCGTCAATTACCTTTAAGGAAGGACAGGAATTATCTACACTATCAATTCAGAGAAACATTCTTTCTCGTGCAGTTGTAGAAGAAAAGTTTCCAAAAGCATTTGCAATATATGACCTAGGAGAATTCCTATCTGGTCTATCATTGTTTGACAATCCTGATTTTGATTTTCAGAATGACAACTATGTCATCATCAAAGATAGAAAATGTCAATCAAGATATTTCTTTGCTGACCCATCAACAATCACACAACCTCCTGAGAACAGGGCAGAGATTCCTAGTAAGGATGTTTGTTTTATTGTTGCATGGAATGATCTAAACAATCTTATTAGAGCAGCATCTATTTACAGTGTTACTGATCTAGCAGTTGTAGGTGATGGTAGTGAAATCAATCTTGTTGTACGTGACAAGAAGAATGATACATCAAACAACTACTCTGTAAGAGTGGGAACTACTGATGCTAAATTTACATTTAATTTTAAGGTAGAATATTTAAAACTTCTTCCTGCAGATTATGAAGTAACGATTAGCAAACATAATGCAGCATTGTTCAGAGATCCGAACAAAGATTTAGAATATCTTATTGCATTAGAACCAGACTCTGTGTATAATGGGTAAGACACCCTTTATGCTATGAATATATTTGTTACCGACCCTGACCCTACTCTCTCAGCAAGAGTGCTTCCTGACAAACATATTGTCAAGATGCCACTAGAAACATGTCAAATGCTTTCTATTGTTTGCTCTGACGAGTGGGGTCATAGTTATGGCAAAATACATCGTAATGACGGACAACCATACAAGACATCCAAAGGTGCATTTCGTAATCATCCCTGTACTATCTGGGCACAGACTAACTTCTATTGGTTAATAGAACATGGTCTTGCATTGTGTGCAGAATATACACACAGGTACAACAAGGTTCATAGTTGTCAACATACTATTGAGTGTGCTGATATTATGTTTCCATCCTGCCCACCACCCACATCCTTCACACGAGCAATGCCCGATGAGTTTAAATATGACACAAGCATTGACACTTTTACTGCTTACAAGAATTACATTAGCAGCAAACCTTGGGTTGCATCTAATTATCTTCGTGACCCATCCCGCAAACCGAATTGGTTATGAATAAAATATTATTTGGAGACTGTCGAGAGACATTAAAGACTATTGATGTCAAGGCACGTATGTGTGTCACTAGTCCACCTTACTATGGTCTAAGGAACTATGGTGATGAGGATAAACAAATAGGTATGGAGCAGACACCAGAGGAATACATTGAACAGTTGGTGGATGTATTCAGATCAGTACGTGATGTACTCACTGATGATGGTACACTATGGTTAAACATAGGAGACACATATTATAATTACAGGTCAGATGGTAACTATCCTAAACAGACAGTATCTAAGACCAATCAAGATTTACCTAATTTCTCTCCTGTACGTGGTAACAAACTGCAAGGATTGAAACAGAAAGACTTGATAGGTATACCATGGATGTTAGCATTCGCATTGCGTGCAGACGGATGGTATCTTAGACAGGATATTATATGGCATAAACCAAATCCTATGCCAGAATCAGTAAAGGACAGGTGCACTAAAGCACATGAATACATTTTTTTATTAAGCAAGAGTAGGAAGTACAAGTATGACAATGAAGCAATTAAAGAGCCAGTCAAGCAAGACTGGGGGACAAGAGACCGCACGAACGGTAAGTACCATAATCCTGGTACTGGCTTGGCTCCTCATAGTGGTTTATCCAAGTCTTATGACAGGAAGAATAAACGATCTGTTTGGACAGTAACCAATAAACCATATAAGGGAGCACACTTTGCTTGCTTCCCACCTGACCTCATTGAACCATGCATACTAGCAGGTAGTGAGGAGAATGATATAGTTCTCGATCCATTTATGGGATCAGGAACTACAGCAATGGTTGCCAAGAAACATAATCGTAACTATCTTGGATGTGAATTGCACGAGGACTATGCCAGTCTACAAACTGACCGAATAGATAGCATACCTAGTCAATTACCTGCTATACTATGGAAGTAATCATCACACCAGAGCATTTAACCATGACAAAGAAGTATGAATCACCATTCTCAGCTAATGAGATCAAGTATTTTATGAGTTTGATGCAGAATGATACAAAGGCAACAGGCAAAGGTGCAACCTATGCTAAACTAGAGATACTATTAAATGGACGCTAAAACTATGACAGGAGCAGAGAAACTCCTATTCATCTTCTCATTCGTAAACTTTCTTCACTGGGGAACCCAAGTATGTCTTGTTATCTTACGTTTGGCGGGTATCGCAATCGCAAGCGGATCGCTCGCAATGCAGTCGAGTGGTTCATTCAACATCGTAAACTCAATCGCTTCAACACGTTTATCCATGTAATTGATAAGCGTTTATGGCCTGAGGATGATGGTGCATGTATAGCAGTAGGTGCACAATCAAAACCTAGATACTTTGAGATTGAGATGGAGAACCGTCTTGATAACAAAGAACAGTACCTTACCACATTATTTCATGAGTTGATTCACTTCGAGCAACGTGTTCGTGGTACTCATAAAGTGAAATGGGATGCACGATTATGTCGTGCTGTCAATAAGTGGAAGGGACAAGTTGTACCACCAGAAACTGCCTACATGGATGAACCATGGGAGGTTGAAGCGTATGGTTCTGAACGAGGACTATATGTTGCATACAGAGAATATGAAGCAAATCTTAAAGATTGAGACGTTTTACGTTAAACCACCAGTAAATACTGATGAGATCCTTGAAGATCTCGATTGGTGTCGTAGGTCAGAAGCACCTGTAAAGGCAAATCTGACCGATTGGAACATCTCTCATTAT